CGCTTCGAGAACGGAGTCATCTCTTTAAACAAGGGAGAGTGGAACATGAAGTTCTTAGATGAACTCTTCCAGTTCCCTAATGACCTAGTACATGATGACACGGTAGATGCTTTGGCGTATATCGACCAATTAGCAAACGTAGCCTACGGTATAGGTGATATTCCACAAGAAGACTATGACTTCTTAGATGTGGTCTCAGGATACTAATTTATGAAAGAAAAAGAGATGTTCATGGAAACGCTAGAGAGCTGGCTTGAGACTAAGCTAGACACTTGGCGTGACCACTTTGAAGCAAACTACGCAGAGAAGTTTGACGAATACTATCGTCTATGGCGTGGACAGTGGGCTTCTGAAGACCGTACAAGAGACTCTGAGCGTTCTCGTATCATTAGCCCTGCACTACAGCAAGCTGTTGAATCTTCTGTAGCAGAGATTGAAGAAGCTACTTTTGGTAGGGGTAGATGGTTTGACATACAAGACGACCGCAACGATCAAGAAGCACAGGACATCGTGTATCTTAGAGAACAGCTATACGAAGACTTCTCCAAGAACAAAGTCCGTAAGGGCGTAGCTGAATGTCTTATCAACTCTGCTGTGTTCGGTACAGGCATAGCTGAGATTGTGCTAGAAGAAATTAAAGAAATGAAACCAGCCACACAGCCTATGATGGGTGGTGAGCTGCAAGCTATTGGTGTCAACATACAAGATCGTACAGTGTGTAAGCTACGGCCTATCATGCCACAGAACTTCTTGATTGACCCTGTAGCTAACTCTATCGAAGAAGCTCTTGGTGTAGCGATAGATGAGTTTGTACCAATGCACTACATCGAGCAGATGCAGGAGAAGGGTGTGTACAAAGATACACCTGTAGGCGAAGCCTCTCCTGACTTTGACATAGAAGCCGACAAAGACCTCTCTACTTACAACGATGACAAAGTACGACTGACCAAGTATTACGGTCTTGTTCCTAAATATCTGCTTGATGAAGTAGACATGGAAGAAGATGAAGAACTGGTTGAGTTTGACGAAGCTGAAGAAGAAGAGTCTTACTATGTTGAAGCTATTGTTATATTAGCTAACGGCAGCACTTTGCTAAAGGCAGAGCGTAACCCTTACATGATGCAAGACCGTCCTATCGTGGCTTTTCCGTGGGATGTAGTACCGGGTAGGTTCTGGGGTAGAGGTGTTTGTGAGAAAGGTTATAACTCACAGAAAGCCCTTGACGCAGAACTAAGAGCAAGAATAGACGCTCTAGCTTTGACTGTACACCCAATGATGGCTATGGACTCTACTCGCATACCGCGAGGCAGTCGTTTAGAAGTCAAGCCCGGCAAGCTAATCCTTACCAACGGTGATCCAAGAGAAGTCCTACAGCCATTTAACTTTGGACAGGTCAACCAGATTACCTTTGCACAAGCTGCTGAGTTACAGAAGATGGTTCAGACATCTACTGGTGCTATTGACTCTGCTGGTATTCCCGGCTCAATCAATGGCGAAGCAACTGCTGCTGGCATCTCTATGTCTCTCGGAGCAATCATCAAGCGTCACAAACGCACACTGATTAACTTCCAAGAGTCTTTCATCATACCGTTTGTTACTAAAGCTGCTCACAGGTATATGCAGTTTGACCCAGAGTCTTACCCTGTATCTGATTACAAGTTTGTTGCTTCTAGCTCGTTGGGTATTGTAGCCCGTGAGTATGAAGTCACTCAGCTTGTACAGTTACTACAAACCATGCCAGCAGATTCACCTCTGTACCTATCTTTGATTCAGTCAATCATAGACAACATGAACCTGTCTAACAGAGAAGAGTTGATAGCTAAACTTACTGAAGCTAGTCAGCCTAACCCTGAAGCACAGCAAGCAGCTCAGGCAGCACAGCAAGTACAGCTTGAGTTCCAGCAATCACAGACTAACGCACTTAATGGACAGGCTGCTGAGTCACAAGCAAGAGCGCAGAAGCTCGCAGTAGAATCCCAAGCTATTCCTGTAGAACTAGAGAACGCTAGACTTAAAGCTGTTACTACTAATCTACAGGCTGGAGATCAGGACGACAAAGAGTTTGAAAGGAGAATCAAAGTAGCTAACACGCTTCTTAAAGAACGTGAGATAGCTGTAAAGGAGCAGTCTAATGGTTAGTAGTCGTGAATTAGAAGCAGTAGTAACTCAGGTCAATGCTGAGTTTGAAAGACTTAACGCACGAGTAGCGGAGCTAGAGAACAATGCCAAAGAAAAAAGACCCACGCCTAGCAAGAGTGGGAGTAAGCGGGTTCAACAAACCGAAGAGAACGCCTAGTCACCCAACCAAGTCTCATGTCGTTGTAGCTAAGTGTGAAGACGGCAAGATAAAGACTATTAGGTTTGGTCAGCAAGGTGTTAGTGGTGCTGGTAAGAATCCTAAGTCT